GAGTAATGAGGTAAGCCGTCTGTGCAGCATCTGCCGCCCACACAGCAGCCTCATAAATACCTACAGCAACAGCTAGTCCCAGCATAGTCATACGTCCGAGTATTGCAAGACCAATTGTAATCCCTAACAATATACCGAACACTCTCATTACTATATTCCCAGCATGAATCTTTTCTGCATAAGTCCCAAGGGGTCTCAAGAAAAAGTTCAGTACCTTAAAGAACACAATGAATGTTCCGATTAAACCTTGAAGAATTCCTAGGAAGAAATTGAACAGATATATAATAGCATGAGTCTTTGGGGACAATGCTGTATCCAAAGCTTGCGCAATCATATAGATCGTGATGGGTTTGTTACCTTTGATTAGAGGCAGCATAGCTTTATCAATCTCGATAAGAGCTAGCTTGACACGATTGAACAAACCACCTGAACTACGACCTGAAGCAAACCTCATGATATCTTGGAATGTAGCCCAAGCACCAGAGAGGGTCTGAGTAGCCATAGCAAAGTTCTTACCTTCGTAACCTGCCTGATGCTGATACTGAATCAAAGCTTTCATAGCATCGGCGGCAGGAACCAGACCCTCATGCACCATTTCTGTAGCTCTTGCAGTAGTCACGCCATAGTAGTGAGCGAGCATAACTAGCAACGGAACGTTGTCTCTGGCTAGTGCGTTGAGCTGCTGACCTGTGACACGACCCAAAGCAAAGATATGAGCCATTTGTAGAGTAGCCCTAGTAAGGTACTGATTCGACGCAGTACCTTGAGCAGACAGCGTATTAGTCAGAGCTTCAACCGTCTGGTTGACTTGCTGCAAGTTTGAGTTGTATGGGATTAACCGTCTAGTAGCTTGTAGAATCTCAGGGAAGTTGAATGGCGTGATAGCTGCCAGTCGGAAGATATCCGTGAGTTCCTTGTTAATAGCCTGCGTTCCTACGATAAAGCCCTTGAACCCTGTGCGGGCTTCGTCCATCTGCCTATTGAAGTCAAAGCCCCACTTAACGATGACAGCACCTAGAGCAATGAATCCTAACGTAGCACCATAAGACAATCTTCGCAAGGTGAATAGAGCCTGATTGAACAACCAGGTTCTTCTGGTACCATGCGTCATAGTCTTTCCTGTCGCGTCAGTCTGGACTTGCAGACCACGCATACCAGCCTTAGCTTCAGCGAGTCCAGTTAGGAAACGCTTTTTGCCGGCAAGAACTAGGACAACTAAGACGTTTTGTTCAGGACTCATTCATACCTAACCATTGAAAATCTTGCTAACCTCAGATGCTATTTTTTGTGCACGTTCAGTATCGAGTTTCCTCGAAAGTTCGTGTGCGTGATGTGCTATACCCTGCATTAATGCTCTCTCCATACTATCCTCAGTGTGCAGGAACTGTAGTGCTGATGAGATACCTCCGTAAAGAGCTATCTCACCCGCAGCCATTATTTCGCCGTCGTTTAGATGACTCCTAAAAAATCTTCATCAACCTTACGAGACGTGTTACTCATCCAGAGACTCAGCTTCATGTTATGCTGCTGAATAGCCAGTTCGTTGTTTGCGAAGATTTCAAACACGGTCTGTCTAGCTGTCTCAGCTTCAAAACCCATAGCCTCTGCTAGATCCTTGTTGTAGCCGAGGATAGGCTTATCGGTTCGTGGGAGCCTTAGAGCGTGTGGCTCAGGAGAGCCGTCACCAATGTCAACGTAGATACCCTCACAAGATGCAATGAAGGTATCAACCGCTGAGAGGGTATTGCGATCCCACTGATTCTTGGTCTCCCTCATGACCTTGTTCATAATTGCGTCAATCTCATGACCTTCCAACAGTCGGTACTTAGCCTTCATAATCGGAGGCGCTTCATCATATCCTGGGATATTGATGAATGTCTCTCTGTTGGCTAGATCACCGCGCTTGGTCTTGAGATTGTCAAGCAATGATTCGTTACGAACCGCCTGTGCATCCTTCAACTGTGAAACTGGAACTTCGATGTTTTCATTCTCACTTTCGCTCATGCTCTCTCCTTATGTAATAGTTGGGAAGCCGTCTATTGTGACTTCAATCTCAATCAGAGCAGGACCTGATGCCTGCGAATCATGAGTAGGCGGCGTACAACGCTTGAGCCTTCCTGCATAGACTAGAGGACTACCAAACACGTTACCGTCGATATCCATCGAATGCTTGATAACCGTAACTCTAGACTTACCCACACCAACTACAAGAGCGTTAAGGTGTGCGTGGTCACGCTCTAGCCTATATAGACGACCTAGTGTGACGTTATCCGTAGTCTTGCGACCACCAAGAGACGTGGGATCTTCCATCCCTCCTGGGTAATACTTCGTGTCCTCAGAATCAATAGCACCACCATCTAGCTTATCCCACACACCGAAATCTTCCATGATGTGCGTGAAAGGATGCTCGATCTTCACGTTTACACGAAATGTATCTTCTCTAGTAGGCCCACCTGGCAATTAAATCACCTCCAACGTGAGTGGAGTCTTGACGATTTCAATTACCACGAACTCTGCGAACGGCGACATTTTAACGTTCAACACAGCATGTAGCTCGTTGTTAGAGATTGTGATCGGTGTATTCACTTGTGCCCCTGTATCTACATTGAACGCTAGATCAGCAGACAATCCGTATAGGCCACCCTGTTGATAGTAGAGCATCAGCATACCTACTAGAGCACCATTGAACTCACTGATCGTCTGTCCTTTACCGTCAATAACCCTAAACACGAATGTTTCAGCGATTTGGTCTGCATCAGATGCGATAGCCATGTAAAGTCTGACGTTTCCAAAGTTGATCCAGTTAGGATCAGTAACTGCGTTAACGATGGAGCGCCAGCCGAATGTCTCGATAAGACCACTCGGCCTTTTCATGATAACATTGATGCCGTTGTTGTTCAGATCCTCTCTCGTACCACCAGCACCTTCTGTAAAGGGCGGCTGAGACAATCCGATTGCTGTATGGGAAATACCATTGTTACCAGCACTCGGTGAGTTAGGACCTCTCTCAAGCTCATTCTTAGAAATCATTCCTGCAACGAATGGTGAGGGAGGAAGAGTCCTCAGTGTTCCTGGCACAATGCCAGAAACCTGTACCCAAGGAGTGAACGCTGCCCCATAACGCTGGTTCCCTACTCTACAGTTAACAACCGATGTTTTGAGAGTAGCAGCGGTGGCTGTATCTGTTAGATCTAGGATAGCCACACGCCTGTTAGCCTGTGCATGAGCTAGCAACGTGGTGTGTGCAATATCCGTAGTCCTACCTGGCGCAGAAACCTGACCAGGACCATATCCTGCTGTAAACAGGTTAAGTGCGTTAGTCCACTGTGCTTCAACAATGTTGGCTCGATCATCGTTGCCTGCTGAAAGTGCGGCAGGCGCGGCAACCACTGGAATAAGTGCCGAACCACCAACAGCAATACGAACATAGTCGCTGCTTAGCAAAGCCCACTGTACTGCATCGATCTGCGTGGACAAGTCACCAGACTGTTCCAGAATATTCGTACCATCTGTAATGACAATCTGGTAAGTACCACCGGCAGTACCGGCTACGACACCAACGAAAACCTGCGTAGACGAGTATGCACCTGGGCCAATTGCTGTAACAATCAGCGAGGTAGCAGCTACACCGTCAAGCAGGTTTTTAAACCCACTTGTGGGCGAAGGCCCAACAACCCTACTAACGTAGACAGACGTTCCGCCTTCCCTAAAAAACGTATCAACGCAATCCCATAGAATTCCGTAAGACACACGCAATCCAAAGTAATGCTCAAACTCCGAAACGCTCTTAACCCTGATCGGTGTCAGAGGCCCTTTTTCACTAATACCTGTAACGAACCAAGTAGTAGTGTCTGTCGGGATACTAGCAGGAACAGGAGTATCTCGTAGTTTGATCTGTGTACCCGGAGCTGGACTCATATTCTAACCCTCCTTTCCTGTTTCTAGTTCGACTAGTTGACCTTCATCAACAAGATCTTGATTATCGGCCAACTCTTCTTTTGTCAGCTTAACAACTTGACCTGGTTCTACGGGCTGTCCACTGTTAAGCGTGTGGGCATAATGACCAATGTACTTGTATTCAGTCTTGGAGGCTGTTGGCAATTCGTTACCTCCTCTCATTCCTCTAGCCTGATAAATCTACCACCCGGCCCGCGAGCTACTCTTGCACCCTCGAAAGCTGGTACGCCTCTAGTCTTGCCACTTGCTTTAAACGGTGCCATAAAGTAGCCAGCGAAGATGTTTTGGATCACCAACCTATCTGCGACCGTTATCTTGAGGTATTTTCTTTGTGGTATATTATGTGCAGGATTACCGAACTGCTGAGTAGCTGCGTATGGAAGATCAGAACCAAATTCTAGACCATCCGTAGTAATATGGAGAATTTGACCTGGCGCTCTGTATCTAGTTACCGATCTAAAGAGCGTTGGCCCCGCTTTCTTCTGTCTTAGAATGCGAGGATCTAAACCTGCTGCTGCCTTACGCAACTCCCAATCTCTAGACAATGGTGCCCAACCAGGACCTTGCTCTTCAAACCGTTTCTCGGTCTGTGCCATAAGATAGTTAGCAACGATTCTGATAGCTGGACGGGGGTTAGTAACACGTGCACCCATAACGTCCAGCTTCTCATTAAAAACATCGTCGCCAAATATCCTAATGTTAAACATCGTCTAGAATTGGTACCTTGACAATCGTAGCATCCACTTCTTCTGCCAGTTCATCTAGTTGTGCTAGCTCAGTAGGTGCTATTGGGCCAGCCCACCTAGTTACAACATCTTCCATGTTAACAGCAAACAAGCCGGCTGCTGCCTTGTACAACTGAATCTTGTCTGGAATCTCTAGATCGTCATAAGATTCGTCCAGCCAGAATACTCCGTTAGCAACTCCCTCAATAGATTGATGTTGAACCATAATTGCTCTAACAGCGGCACCATACATCTTGACTGTCAGATCAGCCAATTCTTCAGTACGCTGTGCTATTGCAATCCCAATAGCTAGTTGCCACGATGCGTTGTAGAAATCTCCACCATCACCCTTTTGTGGAGTCTCAAACAACCCAGGACTGATAACAACAGCTTTGGGCATTTGTTCACCTGGTTCAATATCAAACCTAACTCTATTAGAGTAACTTGCAGGAGCCTCCAATGGTTCAAGTTCCCACCCTACCTGTCTTTCAACTTCTCTCAGATAAGTAGGAAACCACTTTTCGAGCAGAGCTACTACTGGCCTCTCTAGCTGTGAGGCTACGAAGATTCTGCCAAATACAGTTTCAGCCGTACTCATAGCTCCATTGACATAGTGAATGCTCTGTCAGTGTCATCGACAGGGAATCCATCTTCTAGCTCAATAGCAGCCATAGCTGCTGGTGGTACAGTTGGTCCTAGCAAGATAGTACCAGCGATGATACCATTGAGAATAGCCATAGCCTGATCGTAGAGAAGCTGTGCAAAGTTCCTAACTTCGATTGTCAAGCTAGTTCTTGCGGCAAAGGTAAAATACAACTGTGCCGCAATCAACTTAGCAGCAGCTTCTCTAACAATCTCAGGCGTAGCACCCGGCTCATCCCAACTCATCAGAGTTGCACCATCAACTACAGGGGATAGATAGCCCCGAACGATGCGAGCGACACTAACCTGAATTAGGTTAGAGTTTTCTTCGGTCGCTTCGATTACAGGGCTATCATCCTGCGATGGTAGCTCAGCGTTGATATCGTCTATGCTGGCTAGGATTTCCATTTGTTATTCGTCTTTGCTTGCTTCAACTGCTGCGGCCGCTCCTACGATTGCAGGCTCAACCTGAGTACCTTGACTATCTCTGAAAGCCATTAGAGCTTTCATTTCCTTTGGAGTCATTTCTGCTCTTTCGGCTGCTGCCGCTCTAAAATACTCAGCAGGAGATTGTCCAGGCTCAACAGGAGGATATTCTAGATCCCTTACTGCTCCGACTTCAATAAGGTTCTCAAACTCTTCTTTGCTAACCTTAAGTTTCTCGGCAGTAACTTCCTCACCTGGTTCAACCACTTTCTTAGCCTTACCGTGTTCGTCAACGTCAAGGCGGAAAGAACTCCAAGCATACATCTTAGCCATTTTCTCCCTCCTTTCTGAGTTTAGAAGGCACCAGCACCGAACGCCGTGGTGATGAGGTAGCCAGCACCAGCAGCAACTAGTTTGGTATCCCACTTATAGGACACACGCACCAGGTCTGCCTTGCGTGATTCCTCACGCCAACGGTCAGTCGGGCGAACAGTACCATCAGGATAGATCTGAGCAAACGTCTTACCAAAGGTAAACGTGTTCTGCCCAGGAACAGGATCAACAATACCAATCCAAACGTCTTTACCCCAAAACGAAGAGATAACGACGGTCGAATCAATAGTGTTGGCCGAGTTATAAACACTATCGACACCAAGGATCGTTCCGTCGAATCCTGTGAGAATCTTGAACGCGCCTTCGATCGTCAGAGCAAAGTTCTTGAAACGATCAACGACACGTGGATGGTTCTCGATGTACTGGATTCCAAGAGCAGGAACAACCATCGTGTTAGGATAGCGACCTGTAGCTGCATAGACAGCACGCATAGCGGTCTGAATGTTAGCAACAGGGTTAGATGTAGATGCCACACCACCAGTGTAGTCATCCCACTGCTGGGCACCTGCAAGAGTGACCTTGTTACCAGCAGCATAGTTAGCTGCGTTACGCACCAGTGTAGAAACGGCCAACTCTCTATCAAGAAGAAGAGCCCTAGTAACTAGTTTTGTAGCATCAATCTCTGGATCGATCTGAGTTGCTCCACCAAACACTGGATTCGCAAAACCACCCTGAGAATTGAGCTGCATTCTTTCTTCATCAAGGATAGGAGCCTGAAGAGAACGCTCGCGCGTTGCGAACGTATCTTCTGACCACTTCCTACCCAGGACCTCGTTAGCAACTGCACCTGGCTCACGTGCGCTCTCAAAGATCAACCAGTTGCTCCGATCGAATACTCGATAGCGACCTGACTGTGTAAGTACAGGCGTTTCTGGCATAATCCTATCTGCATACAGAGCCTGATCCTGATAACCAACTGAGAAGTTAGTTAGAATAGGATCGCTGTATAGAGTACCAGGATCGTACATTTAAGCTATTTCACCTCCTCAATCGGTTTAGAAGGTAGCGCCAACAGGCGTACCATCGAGGACTAGTTCAAGTGCAATACGATCGCCAGCGTTAGTAGCAGGAGCACCTACACACCTACCAACAACACGAGCGCCAGACGAGGCAGTAGCAGTACGAACACGACCATCCGCAATAAGCTCTACAAGAGCACCTAGAGCAATTGCGGCTGATGCTTCTGCCTCTGTAATACCTGCCTGACGTACTGTGCAGCCCTTACCTCTAGTAATCTCAGGGGCGGAAATACTCCACTGAGGAAAACCAGCAATAAGGTCTGTAGCTGCTGTTACAGGAGTAACTGTTTCAGGAGTCGCAGAGTATTTAACTGCACGGAACTTTGTAATTGCGGCAGCAGCTCTGTAACCCTTGTCGAGAACAAAGTTACCAGTAGCACTTGGCATTTAGATATTCACCGCCTTTCTAAGCTGGTAGTGCGACCCTTGAAGCCTCAAAGAGATCAGGATGCTTCTTAGCTGACTCTTCAAGAACCTTCTCAAGATCCCACTCAGGATTTTCCTTCTTCATTCGATCCATGACTTCGGAGAACATCTTCTTGGCTCCTGCGACTCCCTGAGCGGTATTAGCATCAACCTCAGGAATGTCGTCGTTGTCACCACTGGAACCGAGTTCACCGAACTGATAGATACCACCGTTCATAATGGTCTTGAGACACTCCTCAAAGTCCTCGACAGTAACAGTACCTTCCGAGAACTTCTTATGAACGTCCTGCACCTTCTCAAGAGCAACAGGACTCAAACCCTGATTAAGAGTCTTGAGACCATTACCCTCTGCCTTGCGTAGGCTCTTGACCGATTCCGAGAACATCTTTGCAGAGTTCTCACGATCACGCGCCATTAGCTTACGATGCTCTTCCCAATACTGAGGATACTGCTCAGAAAACTTCTTCTCCTGCTCAGTCTTGTCCTCATTCTTGCGAAGCTCAGCAAGCTCACCAAACATAAGCTTGACACTCTCCACAACCTCAGTGTCCTTAACTTCCTCAACGTCCTTGTCAATACCAAGAACCTTAAGTAGCTCACGAGTTGGCTTCTCAGCGAATGCAAACTCCATACCCACTTTGTTACCTCCTTTCTCGTTGCTTGGGTTGCCTGGACCTGGTGGTGCATCTTGATCTGGTGGTGTACTTCGTCTCCAACCTCCTCCGATAGAGGGATCATCTGAACCATCCTCATCTGTACGAGGCTCAGGTGGACTACCTGTACCCGGCTCAGAATGTTCCCATTCTTTTTGCTCTCCTACAACACGAACACCTGCCATTACTGAGAAACGCTTTTTGTCCTCATCATCTAGCTCATCCCACATAGACTCACTGAAGTTAATGGGCATGGTCTTTTTAGCAACAGGACGATTAGTTAGACCTCCTCCAGTAATGACATATGCTGCCTTAGTACCTGAGCTATCTTCGTACTCGTCATCCCACTCAAGCGAGAAATACTTCCACTGCTTGTCCTTGATTTCTTTCTTAGCTTCCTCAGTAAACTCGACGCGAGTGAACAATGCTGGAATTGATGCATCTTCTGAACTAGGCTTGATAGCTACTTCTCTAAACCAACCAGAAGCTTTCTTACCTTTCGCACTATCAAACCCATGCTCATAATCGGTAGCAATTTCCTGTCCACGCACGTTTTCTTTGAAATTCTTGACCATACGATCAAGTTTGTCAACAGTGATAGGAACTTCACCATAAACAGGTGTTTTATAGGTCCGAGCTGGCAAAGCTTCCAACCAAATCGGCCCATCTTCTTCCAACTGCTGCACAGGTGCGGGCAAAATAGCTGTTTCTAGCACGTTATACAGTCACCTCCTTCCGAATGTGCACAATCCGCTTCTTTGCCTTGATGAAAGTCTGCATAGTCCACGTTATTACTTTATTATCGTAGCAATTCTCTAATAGAACGAAATCATTCGTGATATAATTGATGTGATACAGACGGTCTTTAGCTACGAAATAAGTGCCAATCTTGTAGTCGGGCGTAACCCTAGGTAGCTGCGTTGACTGGCTTACCGACATTGCCGGTGCCTTTCTCTAGTTTAACATCGCCTTTGCCGTTGGTTGAACTGCCGTTGGCACTAACTACATCTTTAGGAGGTCTGGAAGTAGAGCCAAATTGTTTAGCTGGCATATCGAACACTTCTCGTAGCCAGTTCTCTGTATCGTCGTCGTTCGTAAGTGCTTGCTGAGCAAAGAGATTAGCAAGAGCAGCAGCAAGCATCTGAAGGTCACGTGTCTCGCCAATGTTACGAACCTTCAACTTAGGGAAGTTCTTGGTTGGGTAATTCCAGACAACTAGTTCTGGAATGACATACATGTTGATCTGATCGGCAATGTAGTTAGCTACGAATCGCAGAGACTTCATAAACAGATCGGACTGTGTGCCTGCTGTAGCACGTCCACCACCACCCTCAACTCCTAGACCAATGAACTGTGCTAGCACGTTCATTAGGATCATAGAGTTATGGTGACTAGCAGACTCTAGAGCGTTTGGCAGGTTGCCTGAGTTGTTCATCTCAGCAAAGCCAATCTCAATAGCTGGCGTTTCTAGAATAAACGACTCTTCATTAGTTCTGAGGTTACGCAGCAATTGTCTGAGAATGAGCTTGTCCTGTGGTGTGTAGCCTGGAAGTAGCTTACCCTTTGGTACACCAATACTGTGACGTTCTTTCTGAATAGAGTCAATCTTGTAGAAGTGCGTCTTGTAGTACCAGTGTGGATATGCTGTACGTAGCAAAGACCTTCCCGTTAGGTCCCCACCCTGTCTATTGAACGTAAAAATAATGATCTGCGTGATGGGTAGATCCTGCTCTTCAGTCTTGTTCTCTTTACGGATAGCGTTCTGTACAATTTTATCCGGCCCACCATTATCATCATATGAAATCTCTTTAATCGTGCCAGTTGGTCTTGGTGCCAACTTCTTGAGCATGATGAAGTTCTTGGTATTCGCAGAACTCTTCAGTTTACGTGGTGCCCATTCCCGTTCCTCATAAACCTTCTCAACTACACTGTAACCGTCTTCATACAGATGTAGAACATCTTCA